ATGAAGAAATGAACGCCCCGCTTTCAATTGAGCCGTAATCGCCTGAATCTTTTGCTCTTCTGTAGCGTTCTCAGGAATATCGGGAGGCGCTTCAAACTTTTCGGAATAGGCTGCGGTGGTGGTTCGGTATTTGTACCACTGACCCTCTAAAACAAACCCATCGAACTCAAATCGAAAAGGCTCAACCTTATTAACGAGGTCGCTAATTCTCATGGTGGCTCCTTAAACTGTCTTAGGCCCAAGTAGTACGAGTGACCGCGCCTGTCTTTCTAAACGTAGCAACGATCTCGTCAATGTTCTCTGGGCTTGCGCTTACTCGGTAGTTCATCAGAAAGGTTTCCATCAGAAACTTTCGATTGCCTGTGGTTGTGCCTTCGGGAGAAATCTGCACCGTCGAGCTGGTAGTCAACGGACTGATTGCGGCAAGTTGTGATTCTGGGGTGGGATCGTAGCGAAAGTTGATCGTTATATCATCTCCGCCATCGAACCCCGGCATGAAGGCTTTTGAGGTTGATCCAAAGGTTGTGGTATCCAGCATGTCTACTGGAAATCCGAAGTCAACCGAGTTTGAGTAGGTAGACAAATTCACCAGAGCGCCTGATGAGTTATCTACCTGGATATTCATTGTGCGGCCGCTAATAATCACTTTGTTATCTCCTTATCTTCTTGCAAATGAAACGCTGGCGGTGATCGAGGAAGTCGTTCCACCCTCGGTCATGGTTACTCTCAAATTTCTATTCACGGTTGTTGCCGCAGCCACTACTACGCGCTGAGAACGTGCTGCCGTAGTTGCGGTGAATGTCACCAGATCCGCATACGTTGAGACGGCTGCGTGTTGAACTTTAATCACTATGTTTGGCGAAGCTCCCGCGATTGCCGAAACGTGCAGGAACGCTACTCCTCCATTACTTGTTAAAGCTAAGTTGTCTACCGCTGTTCCTGTGAACGGCAAAGAAGTCTCTGCGGTTAGACCATGCAAGGAAACCCCAAAGTCGTAACCATCGTTATCGGTAAACGTGGCGTCCATCTTTACCAAGTCATCAACGACGGCAGAGAGTTTGTGATTATTCTTGTGGGCTTGAAGTAGATAAGCTCTGGAGCCTAAGGCCCAGCCTTCAGGAAAAATAGAAACTATGGGAACGGTAGCGCTCGCCTCGATGGCGGTGAACACATTCTCAGGCGCAGACGCGGTAGCTACTTCCTCATAGAACCCGCCAATATCAATCGAGCCGCCCTTGAAACCCGGAATAACATTCTTCGAAGTGTTTCCGAACACTGTAGTGTCATACATGCTTCGCTCGCAGTTAATCCCCAGCGAGTTGAAGTATCCCGACATCTCGTACTGGTTAACCAAAACTTTAAGTGTAACTCCGGTTACGAAACTCATGGTTTACCCTTCTGCGTAAAGTCGTTTACATACTGAAACTGTGGCGTAAAGTCTGCGCGCGGCCAGCTCACTACATTCTGCAAATGTCCGATTCTCACTTCGTTTGCCAGATAAACTTTCCACTTTGCTAGTTCCGCGTTCAGCCAAAAATAAATGTCTTCATCAATATGCCCTGCCCGCCATTGTCCGTCTTCATCAGGGATAGCAAGAAACCAGGGTTTAGCTAATCGCTTGAAAGATGTCACTCGTAAAATCGTCAACCCAAAATGACCTGTTGCAATTGGGGTTAGATCCTTTTCAAACTCACTCCGGTCAACCACGTGTAAAAGTTTCCCTTGATCATCTCTCATGGTGAACATTGACGAGTTACTTTCACGTCTGACTTGAACCGGAACAATTGCGTCAGCATTCGAGTCGTGCATCAACTTTATGAGTCTGACAACATCTTCTTTTGAGAATACCGAGTCATAGTCGACGGTGATTGCATAATCCATTTCCAGACTGACTGCCTCTTCTAGTAGTCGGGTGAGCCCCTGTCCCCAAAAAACACTGGAGTGTCTGACTACCGGAATCCCTAAAGGAAGAAAGGTCTCATTCACACACCCAAAGGTGTCTGACCAAACAAGTCTTGGACAACTCATCAGAGCCACGATTTTCAAAGAGCCTTCCTGCCTTGGTGGAGCAGGTCTTATGGATTCTTCAGGACGAAAGGCTGCGCGCCGCCATTCGTCAACTATCTCTTTAGGTAACGTCACGCCACCCATAGTTCACAGATGAATCCCTTGTGATAGATGTACCTCCCATCACGCCCACCTGATCCAACCGTACTAAACTCCGCATACGGAGGTATTGAACGCTCAAAGCGACAATACAAACCCATCGAAGTGTTGTCCGTTAATAATGCCCTAGCTCGCTCACTTAAGTTTCCCGCGATAGTAGTACCCGCGCCTATCGGCGTATCTGTAGCCAATGCTTTGATCTGATAGAAGACATGATCCGCTTGTAGAGATCGAAAGGAATAAAGAGCAGTAGTCAAGAGTTCGTGGAATTCAATACGCGGCAGGGTGGCGGTCTGCGGTGCGATTAACTGATGAAAGCCTCCCGTTGCTCCCGTCACGCTATGATTAACTCCGCCTGAAACGGTATCGGCGGTGAGGATAGTCATTAAGGCTGTCTCAATCGCTACGCTCAAAAGCCCTGCCCCTTTCTTCCGGTTACACCATGAAACTCGGTTAAGGCTGCTTTGATAATTCCCCGCCCCGCTGACCCGACGCGGCCAATAGAAATGAACCCTGACTTTAAGAGATCATTAAATTTCTGCCGCGTTAATAATCCAGCCACAGTCCAAAACGGTTGTGGTTGCTGCTTACTGGTTCCGTAATTAACCGGGCCGCTGTAAGGAGCCAGAGATCGAATCTCCCCATGAAGACTGTTCGGCGTAGCAGTAACGGTCTGCCCAATTGCTGACTTGAGGAATCCGGTGTCGACGGGTGCTAAGTCCTGCGCTTCACTTACCCAATACTGGCAGGCGTTATTTATCCCTTGGGCCGACTGGACGTGGATGGCTTGCTTAATCTTCTGTGTGTTGTCGATTAAACGGACGCCGATTGTAGTTCTCCTTGATATGTATCACTGCTAACTATTGTCATGTGTGGCGTGAGTAGTTCATCTATCTTGGCCAGCAGTTCTGGATGCAGACTGTTGCACCAAACATCTGGACCAACATCTATGACCAGCACTTTCTTACGGAATTTCTTTGGTACATGCTCTAAAAACGCCTCCTGCATAACGACTATTAAATCAGCCCAAGCAAAAAGCATTTGACAGGTTTCAGGTCTGTTGCCTTCCCACCCACAAGCTAAGGTGTCAATACCGTATTTGTATTTCAGCAGATAACCGCAAGCCACGCTGCGACTATTACCGCCCTGACACATACAGACAACTTTCATTTCATTCTCCAAACAGGGCTCCCGCAGGGAAGGAGCCACTCAACACCTGCGGTGGCCCCTCCTAGCCGGATGCCTTCCGAACCCTTTCCGGCTATTCCTCAATCGACCCAATCACTTTTATGTACACACCATAAGAGCGATCGATATAGTGAATCTGATATGCGCGGCCTTCTTCGCCCCCCGCTCGGGCGGCAACCTGCGCTAAACATGTGCCATCGACATCAACTAACTGCTCATCAAAAGCATTAGGAATCAATAGTGCACACACTGATCCTGAAACTGTTTTGCCTGCTAACTGAATCTCTTTCCCATTTGCAGGGCGTACTAAACATGGCACGTTCTGAGGGCTGGTTGGATTTCCCGTCGCATCGAGAATGTTTCCCCCCGCCGCGTCCTTAGTTGTAATTGGTCGCCGGAATGTTACGACATCAGGGAATGAGGCTTCGGCCATTACACCGAGTGCGGAACCCATAGCCTCAAACATCGCGGTATTCATGCAAACCCCATTGGCGTGAAGTTGTCACGCATCGCTACAGAATGATCGTGGACCTGCTGCATTTCAATCTCTCCGGCCTTCACAAACTGCGCCGCGCGCCTCACCCTTAAATCCCAGCATTCATAAGCCGCCTGCCTGAGATCGTAAATGTTTGGATAGGCGGGACCGTCTTCCTGCCACGTTACCCCATCATCTGTAAACACACTTGACCGCACGGATTGCCATGTCTGGTCTGAGAAGGGATCGGAGGTTCCGCTGGTTCCTCCAATTCGACAGATATATCTTCGGCCATTCGCGAGAGTTGGGATAACTACATCGCCGGGAAGGTAAGCGGTTACAGTCGTCCAAGTGGAAGCTCTTTGATTGCGATCCAGAATCGTCTCAAGCTCCGCATCTTCCAATACCGGGGCAATATTGATCTGCGCCCACTCGTAC